TACTTTCAAATCTAAAATTTCTCTTTAAGAAATTACATTCCTTTATACTTCTATAAGGAACAAGATCCGAAGTTTTATCTTCAGGTGTATAAACATACCCAAAAGTCAAAAATTCCTTAGCGATGGTAACTTGATTATATCTATCGATTATAAAAATCATCAATAGTTCCGATATTATCATCACCATATCCAATTAAACAAACGGTATCATCAAACTTGTCCATATTATATATTCCCATAATCTTACCAAAAGACATTCTAAACAGAATGTCAGTAACAAGAGTATTAAATATAGTCGTAAAAGGATGCCCACTGGGTAGTGAACCATCCCATTGAACAACAAGATCACCAATAATATGCCGAGAATTATAAAGATCGAGAAACAACACTTTTCTGATCTTAGCGTTTTCATCACCATCACCATACCAAGCATTAATACCATCACATATTTCAGTAGCAATCTGAGCTCCATGGCGACCATCAAAACCTTTTTGATCACCAGCGAACACATTTTCACTTTGACTCATCAAGTATTTATATAATCTCTGCCACTCATCAGAGTAGACATTTATACCAACAGCACTATGATTACTAATTCTATTGGTCATATAATCCATTTGAAAATCAAGAAAATACATACGCCACGCAATCACGTAATCTAAAGGAGCTCCAGAAACCAATCTAGAATTCCCTTGCTCAACTTTATTGAATGGTCTAAGTTCATCTTTAAGAAAATCCTTAAATATGTTCAAAGTCCTAACGCCATTTCTGGCATTATCAATAATATTCTTAACACGAGCTCTCAACATATCACACTTAGGACCTGTCAAATTGTATAATTCTTCTTTACCAAAGAATGTTTCTTTACCCCTGTAACCAGGGGTTAAATCTTCACAAAAAGGATATCCAGCACTAGTATTACGTGGAATAGCATCACAAAATGTTTTTCCAGGAATACCAATAACAGCTTGATCAAATGAGAACAAAGTTCTATTACCATGAAGAACGTCAACCGGATTATTAGCTAGGAACCTAAAACAATCATGTCCTGCCATGGACAGAAGTTTAGGATCTAAGTAAACACGAGGGATAGAGTACTTCTCTTGCGCAATCCGCATAGGGTCTATAAAATCACCTTCGTAATTAGTAAACCTGTGTAACATAGCGGGTTTAGTAGTACTCTCTCGCCAGGAATCAATTAATGGAGTTGAAGTTAGCTTAGTATTAGTGGAAATACCAACGGGTTTCTTTACATGATATAAAGGAACAAATGGTGTTCTATCAAAAGCCTTACTTTGTGATTCAAAAATGATCGTTTTGTCACTAATTTGATCACCAAAACTGTTAAGTAACTTCATGATATCTTCTTTACACAAACAACTGCTAAATCCAACAGCATCATTATTACCAGCAGTATGGAAGCCTAAAATTTTCATATTACGAGAAGTAGACTCATAAAGGTAAAGAACAGATCCGCAATCACCTTTCTTGGTGGGTGCTTTATATTCAAAACCTCTAGTAACACAAATCTCTT